CATAGTCTGGCTACTAATCTACTCAAGCGCGGCGCGAATCTATACATGATAAAAGAACAGCTGGGCCACGTCTTCTTAGAAACAACAGCCACCTACCTGCGGACATTCCCCTTAAATATTAGAAACCAATATCAGATGTTTGTACCAAGCTACCTATAAAATTAATTTAATAAATAAATAAAATTATGACATTTAAACAATTTCTAATGTTAGACGAAAACAAAAAAGCGTATTGGAAAGGTTTGAATTGGCTTATGGCCTTTGGGCTTTCCTATCTTACCTATTTGGCAACAGATGGTTTGGCCTGGGCAATCTCACTTTTACCGGTTGCCAAAATAGTTTCGGAGATGATCACCAGATATTTTAACGACGCTTACTCCGTTAAACAATTATAAATAAAATTTGTGGATAATACTGTCAAAAAAATTTTAGCAGGCGCGGCGGGAGCAGCAGTTATTGCTGGCGCGGTGATTCTGGGCGGGCCTAAACCCGCCCCCATGACCGTGGACGAATTAAGCACTTTGGTTAAAGTTTACGATTACGAAATTAAAGCGGCCGGCGGACATATAGACCTGACCAATGTCCGAGATAATACCATGGAGCTTTTTAACGAGAGTCTTCTCTCCCGGCCGGAAACTAAGAGCGTAACGATTGACGGCAAGGTATACACACCGGTTCAATATACCTCTTTGCGATCAGGTTTAATCGATAAAGCAATTAAAAATACGGTTAAAAATTTAGACAATGAGCTTAGATAATAAAACAATTGAAGAGGCCAAGGATTATATCCAGCATAAAGCCGGCTCGTTGAAACAAGAAAATGGAAAATTTAAAGTTGTCAGCGCGGCCAGGATGCAAAGGAAAGTCTCACGGTCATTTAAGAAGCAGCTGGACTGGATATTTAATAAGGCAAGCGGTTTAAGTTTTTTTAACAATAAAGCGGCGGTCATTCGCCTGGAGCGCAAAACAATTCAGAGCGAAATCAACGACATGCTGGCGGATCTACCCGAGAACGAGAACATTGCCGACTATGTGGCAGGCGGCGGTGAGACGGCCTACCGAAAAGGCGCTAAGGCTGCTCATCAAAAATTCAACATGGGTAAGGTCGGGATAGATTTCAGTTTAATTAATAACGACGCGGTTGATTATTTAAAAGCTAAAAAATTATTACACCTTTCAGATTATCGGGGGAGCATAAAGCGGACGACAAAAAAACAGATACTTAAAATTTTAACCGAGGCGGCCGAGACCGGGCAAAGCTACCAGGAAACCGGCAAAAAGATAATGGCCCAGGGCGAAGAGGGCGTCTTCAGTAAATTTCGGGCCGAGATGATCGCCACGAACGAAATCGGTCACGCTTACGGCGAGGGTAATCACGAAATGGTGGATATTTATAAACAGGAAACCGGCGCGCTCATGGAAAAGTATTGGATCACGGTTCAGGACGACCTGGTAACGGAAGAATGCGCGGCCAACGAAGCCATGGGCTGGATCGGCTATCACGAACATTTTGAATCAGGCGATGACATCGCTCCCCGATCAAGCAATCCGCGCTGCCGTTGTGACACCGGCTACCGGCGAGTAGATACGCAGGGCAACCCAGTTTAAAAAATTAATAATTTAAAAAAATAATTTCAATCTATGAAAATTCAATTACAAACTTACCACTTCCAGATAGCCGTCAAGGAAGTGAAAGACCTTGGCCAGGGCGGCGTGGAAATTGAGGGCTACGCTTCAACTCCCGACCTTGACCGTTATAAAGACATCGTCGAGCCGGCCGCTTTTTCCAGCGCGCTGACGATGTTCATGAAAAATCCATCGCTCTTACGCTCCCACGATTCCGACCGACCGGCTGGATACGTGACCGAAGCCAGGGTGACCGACAAAGGGCTTTGGATTAAAGCGCTGGTTACCGAAGAGGAAACTAAACAAGATGTTCTGGAAAATCGCATGCGCGCTTTATCAATCGGTTATATTCCGCTTGAAAGCACGCTACAGCACGAGGACGGCACGCCGTTTAACGCCGAAATGGACAGCCCTTGGGACGCCGACATGGTTCGCGTAATTAAAAAACTCGACTTAGTCGAGATTTCAATAGTAACAACTCCTGCTAACGGCAACGCGCTGTTCACCATCGCCAATTCCGTTAAGCAGTATTTTAATCAATTAGTTACCAAATCTATGTTAATTAAAAAAGAAGAAGAAAAAATTGAAACGCCGGAAGAAAAAGTGGCGAGAGAATCAGCCGAAGCTGAGGCTAAGAAAAAAGTTGATGATGAGGCCGCAGCCGCCAAAAAGAAAATTGAGGATGATGCGGCCGCCGCGGAGCAAGTTAAAAAAGACGATGAAACTGCTGAAGATAAGTCTGAGGGTGAAGTACCTAAGGAAGAGGCTGAAAAGGGCGCTGAGATAGCGCCCGCGAATGGCGGAGAAGCCGGCAACGGCGAGGAACCGAAAGTCGAGGCCAAACCTGAGGCGAAGCCTGAAGAGGCGAAACCGGAAGCGGTGGAAGCGATAGGCGTTGATGGCGAGACGGCAAAGTCGCTGCCGGAACTCGTTCAGGCCGGACTCATTATTGAGTCAAAGGACGCCGGGGCGGTAACTCTGCCCAAGTCTGTAGTCAGCTTGATTGCCAAGTTAGTCGCCACCGCCGCTGAAGCGGTCGGCAAGGCAGCCACGCTGGAAGCCAAACTGGCAAAAATTCCGGAAAAGCGCGCTTTAGCAGTTCATGGCCAATTCGAAGAGGTAAAAAACGAACCGGCCAAGAAAAAAGAAGCGAGTCCGGAATTTATGGCCTTATTCGGCAAAAAATAAGCGGCAGTTTAATTAATTAATTTAACACCATTCATATGGATGTAATCCAAATGTTAAGAAAAATGGCAGGCGTTGAAGTCAAGGCCAACGAAGTCATGAACTCCGGTAACACCGGCTACGGCGCGGAATTTATTCCGTCCGAAGTCTTTGTGAAAGAGGTCATTGACATGATGCCAAAGTACTCCAACCTATTGCCATTATTGCCGGGCAATCACGGCACCGGCTTGCCTAAGAAATACACCGCGGCAGTCAAAGCGCTGTCAATCGGCGATGTGTTATTTCAAGGCAAAGGCCAATGGACTACCGGCACCGGTAGTCAGACCGAGGATGATCACGGTCAATCCAAGGTTAAAACTAAACAGGTTTCCTTGGAACAGGTCAGCTTTATTTGTGAGGTTGATATTTCCGATGAGCAACTGAAATATAATGCTGTTGACACTGAAAATTACGTTAAAGCCGAAATCGCCCGCGGTATGGCTTTAACCGTTGATTCAGTGATTATTAACGGCGATTCGGAATCCGGCGGAACCGGCAACGTCAATTCTGACGACCAGGCTCCGGCCACCACTTTCGCGGCCTTAGGCGGCGCGAAGTACCACGCCACCATGATTGATCATGGCATCCGCGAAAGAGCTATCAATGGCTCCTATACCAAGGACTTTGCTACCTTGGCCGACACCGATTATTCCGATTTGCTCACCGTCTTGGGCCGCTACGCGACCATGCCTGGTGATTGCTTATTTATTCAGCCAATTCAGGTGACCAATAAGATGAAACAATTGGACGCTTTCAAGCTGTATGTCAATTCAGCTGATCGGGCGACCATTCAAAGTGGTATTACCCCGACTCCGTTCGGCGTAGACATTTTGACTCATCACTTGGTGCCTAAGACAGAAGCGGACGGAAAAGTTTCCGCCACCCCCGGGAATAACACTAAGGGTCAAACCTTATTGATTTATAAGCCCGCAGTTCAGTACGGCTTTGGCCAAGACTTCAAACTGGAAGTCGTGCGCGTGGCCGGATACGGCTATCGTTTAGTTGCGACTTTTGATTTCGGGTTCTACATCGTAGACGCCGAGGGAAGTCTCACCGAACCGACTGTCGCCGCCGGTATCGACATCACCTTATAGTTTTCTTTCTCTGCTCCCGCGCTCGCGCGCGGGGGCGGGATAAAGATAATTATTAATAATAAAAAAATATGAATGATTTAAATTATCGAATCTCTGATCTTAAACAGAACGCCCAGGGTTTAATTACCTACGGCGTACCGATTGCCGCGGTCAAGGCCGCCGGATCGATTGAAGTGACCAGCTACGCCGCTTTAAAAGCCGTGGCCGCGGTCGGAGCCATCACTTACGGAATCCCGGTTGACGGCGACACCGTGATCGTCAACGGAAATACTTTTACCAAGGTTGCAGCCGCGCCAGGTGCCGGGGAATTTTCAACCATTGGTGAATTAGAAATTTTAGTTGAGGCGGTTACCGGAGTAAACAGCTCGGAAAATGGGACGGTCGTCTCAATCGTCGCGGCAACGGCCGGAGTCGCAGGCAATGCCATCACCTTGGCTTTAGGAGTCGGCAATACCGGCACCATGGCCATATCGGGAGCGACATTGACCGGTGGCAAGAATGCCGACACCGTCACGGTTAATGGAACCGTTTTAACCGCCGATACTGACTTCACAGTTGAGACTTCAAACGCAGTCACGGCTGAAAATCTAAAGGTGGTTGTTGCCGCCTTAGCCGATGTGGGAGCGACCAGAAGCGACCAAACAATCGCGATAAAAGCCGACGCTTACGGAGTAGCCGGTAACGCTTTTACCTTAGCCACCTCGGCCGCAAGTGGACTAACGCTTTCGGGGGCGACTTTATCCGGCGGAGTAGCCGGCGATACAATAGTCGTTGATGGCAATACATTTACTTGCGTAACCGAAACGGCCGGAAGCGGCGAATTTACCAGCATCACCGAGCTCGAAGTTTTAGTGGAAGCGGTCTCGGGAGTTAATAGCGCGGTCTCCGGCGGCACGATAATCGTTGAAGCCGCCTCCATAGGCGTAGCCGGAAATTTAATCACCCTGGCGCTCGGAGTAGCTAACGCCGGCACGATGGCAATCAGCGGCGCGACCTTAACCGGCGGCGTGGACGCTACCTTTACCGACGCCCTGGAGTTCTTAAATGAAAATCCGGTGCAGATCGACGCGGTAGTGGATATTGATGCCATCTCCGGAGCGGCCGCCACTGCGGTAATTACGCCACAGGTAAGCGTGGCTAAAGAGGACTGGATTGATTTAACTCCGACCAGCGCCTTAAATACCACCGGATTAACCCAGCTACATACGACCGAG